CATCGAGAACAGTATCAACTACATCAGAAGGTAATACCGTATCAGCTACACCAATTAGTTTAGATACATTGGCTCATGTAGTTGAGCCTACACTTGATGGTTATTTTAAATATATTTGGGATTTTATCCAAGATATGAAGAAAGTATTTCCTGAGATGGGTGATGATTGGGGAATGTATATTCCTGAAGTTAAATACTTATCACCTGAACCATTAGTTCGTTATCATGATTTATCATTAAATGAATACCCAAATGTACACTTTGTAGGTGATGCATTATCCGCTCGTGGAATTACAGTATCAGGTGCACATGGTATTTACGTTGCTGAATCACTTATTAGAAGTAATATATTAGAACAAATAACAGGAGAAGGATACTAAAAACATCCTTTTCTTAATTATATTTATAATAAACAAAAACATTATTATGAAGACAGAAAGACGGGGTAGACCCAAAAATCGTGAAACATTAATTACTGAAGGTGTGATCCAACCACAACAACGTAAATATACTCGTGAATTTAATCATGCAGATGGTACGAAAGATGTATGGACATACGACCTAGACAAAAATCCATCCGGACCTATATCGGTAGAATTATTTTATCCTAAGGGATATAATCATATTCTTGATTATACTCATAGAGATAATCATTGGATTCCTGTTGCTCATAGAACATACATTAATCCAAAGAATGGTAAAGAAGTTAGTCACAACAAAGCAGTTAAATTAGGGTTAGCACGATGAAAATAGGTTTAGCAGGTACAATGTCTGTAGGTAAAACTACATTGGTTAAAGCATTATTAGAATTAGATGAGTTTAAGGATTATATTGGGTGTGTTGAACGATCTAAATATTTAAGTGATTTAGGTATCCCATTAAATACTGACTCTAGTGTTAAAGGTCAGTTGGTTTTCATTGCTGAGCGTGCGAGTGAATTATTTAATGATAATCTATTAACTGACAGAACAGTATATGATGTTTGCGCATTTACTAAAGAAGCTAGGTCGATTAAGTCTAATGAAAAGGAGATATTATTTGACGCAGCTATGTTGTTGGCTAAGCAATACGATATTATCTTTTATGTATCGCCAGAAGGTGTAGAAATTGAAGATAATGGTATTAGAGAAACTAATGCTGAATATCGGCATAAGATTGATTTATCTATTAAATGGTTTTTAAAAACATATCCTGCTAAACGTGTAGTTGAAATTAAAGGTAGTACTGAGGAGAGAATTGCTATCATATTAAATGAGTTAAAAAAATAATAATATTTATAATAGACAATTTCTATTCAAAAAACAAAATAATGGAAGATAAATTAAAAGAAATAATTAATAAAATAGTACGTGAGGAGATCATGGGTGAAGCTACTAAACCAATGACTATTGATTACGCTGATGCTAATAAAGGGGACAAAATAATAAATGTAGATCCTAGTGATAAAGAAACAATAGATGCTATAAAAAAAGACCCAACAGTTAAAGCTGCTACACTTGGAAATACATCAATTAAAGAAATGGCTCGTGCTGCTGAAGTAAAATACTCACTGAAACCAGATTTTCGTGGTGAATTAGAAAGTGTACAAGGTAAATTATCAAAATCAGAATTTAGAAGTTTAGTTGATATAGTTAAAGTATTAAAAGATAAAGGCGAAGCATTAACAGCTACAGATATTTTAAAGTTTCATAACGAAGCTAATCCTGATCGTCAATATGCATCACAACAATCTTTTATTCGTCCACTAGTAATTGGTGCGATTGGAAAGAAAAAAATATCATATGATGAACTGCCGTTTAGTGCCTCACAAAAAGATGTGTCAACAGGATTTGAAAAAGCAACTGGTGTGGTTACTCCATCTCAAGACCGCGGTTCAAAATTCGGTCGTGATATTGAGTATACTGCTGCTACTCAAGCTAATCCAGATTACATGCTTCCTGCAGATCGCGCAGCATTAGCTGCTAAAACATTAGATTACAAACGTGCTCGTGAAGCTTATCGTAAGGCTGATAACGCTGCTGGAAAACAACAATATGTTGATAAAATGCAATCTATGGTAGCTAACGATGATGAATTAGGACAAGAAATTGCTCAACAATATGCTGATGGATTAATTCAAACACAAGATCCAGTTACTTTAGAATTAGCTAAAAAATTCCGTATCACTAAAAAGAAATACGGTATACCTAAAATTTCTGATAAAGAAACTAGAGATGCTGCCGCTATCGTTGGCGCTGAAGACGCTGAAGCAGAAGTATAAGATTTTTCATAATAATGTTTGTTTATTTAGAGAGTCCGCTTTTAGCGGACTTTTCTTTTTCTATATATTTATATACAAAAATATATTATGACAAGAAACGAAGCATTATATAACGCTAAATTAGCAGTGTTAGCTTATTCCAACCAAGATCAAATCATATGGGATGATTATGGATTAGAATTAGTAAAATGGATCGAACATAAAAAATCAGACACACAAGGATTTGTAGCAGTAAAAGATAAAACTATATATGTTGTGTGGAGAGGCAGCGAATCAAAGAAGGATTTTCAAAACGATGCTTCAATTGATAAAGTACCATTTATAAACGAAGGTGAGAAAGTACATATTGGATTCAAGAGTTCCTGGGAATCAGTAGTAGGTGATACATATGATGCAATCGATACTGCATTAGAAAATCTACAAGGTGAAGCTACAGATATTGTAGTTTGTGGGCATAGTTTAGGTGGAGCAGTAGCAACATTGTATGCACACTCAATTAAAAAACATTACCCACATTATAACGTTAAATCAACAACTATTGGTAGTCCTAGAGTTGGTAATAAAGTATTCAAAGAAAATTACGATAATAGTGGTATAGATACTCTACGAATCGTACATAAAAACGATTTAGTAACTCATGTACCATATATTAGATTTCATCACGTAAACTACCAAGTAAGATTAGATACAGATGGTAATATATTAAAAAAAGAATCATCATTAAGATCACTTTGGTTATATCTTAAAGCATTATTTTCAGGCAAAACTGTCAAAGACCATATGGGTGATGGATATTTAAAAGCATTAGAAAACTGGATTAAATGAGCGAACAAAGTATAAAGGATATAATGCGGCAGGAGTATGTTAAATGTTTAACAGATCCTATCCACTTTATGCGTAAGTACTGTATGGTACAACACCCAACTAGGGGACGTGTAAATTTTAATCTATACCCATTTCAAGAGCAAGTATTGAAGTTATGGTTAAAGAATGATTATACAATCATTAATAAATCACGTCAATTAGGTATATCAACGTTAGCTGCTGGTTTTTCATTATGGACAATGTTGTTTCATAAAGATAAAACAGTATTATGTATTGCAACTAAGCAATCAACAGCTGTAAACATGGTAGATAAGGTACAATTTATGTACCAACAATTACCAGCTTGGCTTAAAGGTAAAGAAAAACCCGATTCAAATAACAAATTATCATTAAAATTATCTAATGGATCCCAAATCGTTGCATCATCAGCTGCTTCCGATGCTGGTCGTTCATACGCTGTATCGTTACTACTAATTGATGAGGCTGCATTTATTGACGGGATTGATCGGATCTATACCGCAATTAAACCTACAATTTCATCTGGTGGTGGATGCATAGCATTATCATCTCCAAATGGTATTGGTAACTGGTTCCATAAAACTTGGGTTGGTGCTATCAATAACGAAAATTCATTTTTACCAATCAAATTACCTTGGGATGTACATCCTGAACGTGATGCTCAATGGTTCGAGAATGAAAAGGCAAATATGGGCACTCAAGAAATTGCCCAAGAATATGAATGTGACTTTTTAGCTTCTGGTAATAACGTTGTAACAAACGATATTCTAGAATACTATGAGCAGAATCACATTATGGATCCTGTTGAAAGACGTGGTATGGGTGGTGATTATTGGATTTGGGAATATCCAGATCCGTCTGAAACATATGTTGTATGTGCTGACGTTGCTCGTGGTGACGGAAGTGATTATTCAACATTTCATATTATAGCAACTAAAGCATATAAACAAGTAGCTGAATTTAAATCTAAAATTGGTACTCGTGAATTTGCAAATAATTTAATTACAGCCGCTATTGAATATAATTCAGCATTATTAGTAATTGAAAATGCAAATATTGGATGGGACGTTATTAATTCAATTATTGAACGTGGTTATTCAAATTTGTATCACTCTCCTAAAGGTGGTGATATGTCGATTGATAATTTTGTGTACAAGATGGAAAATGATCAGACCGTTCCTGGATTGACTAACTCATCTAAAACACGCCCATTATTTATTTCTAAATTAGAATCTTCATTACGCGATAAGCAATTTGTATTTTATTCTAAACGCCAATTAGAAGAACTAAGAACATTTATTTGGGATCATGGCAAAGCACAAGCCCAAGGAGGATATAATGACGATTTAACAATGGCATTATCATTTGGTTTATATATTAGAGATACAGCATTAGTATATCACCAAAATGGACTAGAAATGACTAAAGCATCACTAAATGGAATCAATATAGCATCTTCAGGTATTAGTTCAGGAACTTATATGAGTGATAATCCTTGGCAAATGAGAGACACTCATGGCAATACAGAATCATTAAATTGGCTCCTTTAAATTTCTTTATTATGTTTGTATATTTATAACATATACTACATATTGAGTAACACAAAATAATATGGCAATAGATACTAGTCTATTCGGACGACTAAGAAGATTATTCTCCACTGATGTAATAATTAGAAATGTAGGAGGTAATCAATTACGTACGATTGATGTTGACCGACTACAGACTTACGGTAATATTCAAACCAATTCATTAATAGATAGATTCAATCGGATTCATGCTGGCAATTCAAAATTGTCATATACTCCATTAATGAATTACCAAACATTACGTACTTCACTTTACACGGACTATGAGGCAATGGATACAGATGCTATCATTGCTTCAGCGTTAGATATCATAGCTGATGAAGCTACTCTAAAAAACGAGCAGGGTGAAGTACTACATATAAAATCTCCAAACGAGAAAACACAACGTGTACTTTATAATTTATTTTATGAAGTTCTAAACGTAGAATTTAATCTATGGTCATGGATTAGAACGATGTGTAAGTATGGTGATTTTTATTTGCATTTAGATATTGCAGAAAAATTTGGTGTGTATAATGCACTCCCATTTTCTGTATATGATGTGCAACGCGAAGAAGGATCTAATCCAAACAATCCATCATATGTGCGTTTTAAGATTAACTTAAATCAATCATACGGATACGCTACAAACACAAATAAAGATGATTATTTTGAAAATTACGAAATAGCTCACTTTAGATTAATATCAGACCCATCATATTTGCCTTATGGCCGTTCATATCTTGAACCAGGTCGTAAAATATTCAAGCAATTAACTTTAATGGAAGATGCGATGTTGATACATCGTATTATGCGTGCACCTGAAAAACGTATTTTCTATACAAACATTGGAAATATAGCTCCAAATGAAGTAGATGGATACATGGAGAAAATGAAGCAACGTATTAAGAAAACTCCATATATTGATCCTCAAACAGGCGATTATAACTTAAAGTACAATATGATGAATTTAACTGAAGATTTCTATCTTCCAGTTAGAGGAAATGATACAACTACTAAAATCGATACTTTAAAAGGATTAGAGTATACAGCAATCGAAGACGTATCTTACTTACGTGATAAATTATTTGCTGCACTACGCGTTCCAAAAGCGTTCTTAGGATACGAAAAAGATTTAACTGGTAAAGCTACTTTAGCATCTGAAGATATTCGTTTTGCTCGTACAATAGAACGTGTACAACGTATTGTTGTATCTGAATTAACTAAAATCGCTTTAGTTCACTTATACACTCAAGGATTTGATGATGCTGAATTAACGAATTTTGAATTATCGTTAACTACTCCATCTATCATTTATGAGCAAGAAAAAATTGCTCTATGGAAGGAAAAAGTTGAATTAGCTGGAAATATAATGGATAAATCATTATTACCTACTGATTGGATTTACCAAAACATATTCCACTTCTCAGAAGATCAATACGCTGAGTTCCGTAACCAAACAATTGAAGATAAAAAACGTTCATTCCGTATTTCACAAATTGAAAATGAAGGTAATGATCCAGTTGATTCAGGTACATCATTTGGTACGCCACATGATTTAGCATCATTATACGGTAAAGGCCGTTATGGCGAGGTACCTATTGGATACGATGAAAAAGAAGCAGGACGCCCTGAAGAAAAAGTATCTGATTATGGAACACAAAATCATGCATTAGGTAAAGATCCAATCGGCGCTAAAGGTATGCACGAGCCATTAAAAGCAGCTGCAGGTACTGGTGCTACTTGGACGTTAGAGAATGCTAGAGTTGAATACTTAAAAAACAAAAAAATGTTAGAAAGTATAAACGTAAAGAAAACCAACGTATTCGAAGAGCCTTCCATACTAAATGAATCAAATATTCAAGATATATAAACTAATCGATATTTATAACAGAGTAATACTAAGACATGTCTAAATTAAAAAATTCTAAATACAAAAACACTGGCATATTATTTGAGCTATTAGTGCGCCAAATTGCTAGTGATATTTTGTCTAATAAAGAACCACACGCGGCTACTTTAGTTAAAAAATATTTTTCGAATTCGGAAATAGCTAAAGAACATAAATTATATCAAACATTAATTAATGTACAATCATTAGCCGAATCTAAAGCAGATAGCTTAGTTGAAACTATCTTAAAATTATCTGAAAAGTTAAATAAAACTGCATTACGTAAGGAAAAATATAATTTGATTAAAGACATCAAGGAAAATTATAACTTAGAAGATTTTTTTAAAGCAAAAATTCAAAACTACAAGATTAATGCTGCTATTTTTAATTTAATGGAAGCACATACTTCAACTGAATTTACTGATCCTAAATTAGTTATTGATAACCGAGTAACTTTACTTGAGTTTCTAACAAATAAAGCAGTAGATAAAGCAGTAGTTAAGGATCAAGTAATGGAAGAATACTCTAAACAAGATAAGAGTACTCGTATGATGATTTATAAAATGGTAGTTGAAAATTTTAACACCAAATATACTGATCTACTACCAGAACAAAAAACATTATTAAGAGAATTCATTAATAACATCTCTAATACTGTATCTTTAAAAGAATACGTTAATAATCAAATTCAAAATGTTAAATTAGAATTAGAAGTATTAATATCTAAAATTACAGATAAAAAAATTCAAATAAAATTATCAGAAGTAAATAACATACTAAATATGATTCCTAAATCGGAAAATGTATCTGATGATGATATTTCAAATTTGATGAATTATTACGAATTATTACACGAATTAAGAACAGCATAATGGAAAAATTACGTGAATTAATACGTCAAGCAATAGCTGAAATTTTAGATGAAGATAATGCTACATCTGGAGGTGAAGCATATATGACTAAATTCGCATTCTCTAAAGGTGGTAAAAATAAAGCTACTAAATATGCTGAAAAATTAGGATTTAAAGTAGTTGGTAAAGTACCTAAATCAGGTAAAACATTTGATTTTGTTAAATACGAAGGACAAGATCCGATTAACGAAGTATCATATCGTTCATTTACTAAAACAGTATCTGAAGTAACACCAGAACGTAAAATTTCAAAAGCAATATTAGGTATTAAAAAACGTTTACGTGAAGTAAATCAAATTGTTGATTATAGCATTCGTTTACGTAACGAAAATAGCCTAACCACTGAAAATTATCTTACTAATTCAGTTCGTGGATTAGAAGAAATATCAACACGATTAACCGAATTAGACAAGAAAATTAAAAATTTAAAAGAATAATGAAAAGTATATTCGATCAGTATAAAGCATTAAACGAAGGAACATTAGGGCAAGCTCAATTTTTACGTAATGTAAAAATGGCATTGCCTAAATTCATTTCTAATACAACATCATTTGGTGATGCTGTTAAAATCTTAAAAAGCAAAGGTATTATTACTGAAGCAAAAGCAGCTCCAATGGAGTATGGCATGCCTAACGATTGGTGCAATCCTCAAGAATATGATTTAGGAATGCGTTATGAGTTAAATAAAGGTACTGATGAAGAAAAAGCTGATAAGATCGTTTGTAAAAATTTAAAAGATAATGCTGCTTATTATTCTCAACTTCACTTAGCAGGATACGATGAATCAGCAATGAAAGTTGATCGTAAAAAACGTACTGATCTACCTACTGAAGTTAAAGGTGATAACTTTGTTGATGCCGCAAATGGTGTTAAGAAAGTTAAAATGGATAAATTAACCGAAGACGAGTTAAAAGTATTAATTGGTAATATATTAGCTGAATCAGCTGATCAAAAAAAAACTATTAAAGAAAGTTTACTAGATAATATGAAAGCTAAAGCTAAGGAATTAGCTGATTTATATTATGATGGAGATAAAACTGACGAAAGAAATTATCTTTACAATTATATAAAAAACGCTTTAAAAAAAGGAAATTTATCTGATGCCGATCAAAGTGAATTAGAAGCAGAATGGGTAAAATTAAACCCTGAAGTAAAACCATCAACAACTCCTGCTGGTCCTGGATCAGTAGAATTATACAGATTGGGACAAAAAGGAAATTATACAGGAGACTAATGGAAAAACAATTATTAATAGAAACAGCTTTATTTACCGCTACTCCTCAATCATTGAAGGAGTCGATGATGAATCCTAACGGTAAAATGTTTGTAGAAGGATTGATACAAATG